GGCTAAGTTCATGCGGTGGTTTTACGGTGCGTTGCTCCCGTGTATGAGCGACAACGGAATCATCCGAGTGGTGGGTACCATCCTCCACATGGATTCTCTGCTTGAAAATCTGATGCCTAATCGGCAACTTGCCGGGATGCGTCAGAGCAAGCGACTCCTCGTTGGTCCCCTCAAAGAGTGGACAGATGTACGGACGGCATGGGTGTCAGTCCGTTATCGTGCCCACTCTGATGACTTCCAGCATCTTCTTTGGGCAGAGAAGCGGGGTATCGAGGAGCTTAAAGCCAAGCGGGCAGATTACATCGCCCGTGGTATTCCTGAAGTGTACGCGCAGGAATATCTCAACGTCCCTCTCGACGACAGCTTCACCTACTTCAAGCGGCAGGACTTCCTAGCCCTGACGCCTGAGCAGAAAACTGACCCGAATTGCAAGTGGTACGCGACCGTTGACTTCGCGATCTCCGAAGATCAAAGAGCCGACTACACGGTTATCCTAGTTGCCGCTGTTGATGCTGGCGGACTCATCCATGTCCGGAACGTGATCCGGGAGCGACTGGATGGTATGGAGATCGTGGATCTGATACTGCGTCTGCAAGCATACCACCGATTCGAGTGGATCGGGGTCGAGGAGGGCGTCATCAAGAAGTCGATCTGGTCCTTCCTTCGGGAACGGATGCACGAGTTCCAGATCTTCCCGAACTTCATGATGCTGAAACCTACCCGGGATAAAGAAACCCGAGCACGGTCCATCCAAGGCCGGATGCGCGCTCAGACGATCCGGGTGGATAAAGACGCTGACTGGTATCAGACATTCGAGGATGAACTGACTCGGTTCCCCCGAGATAAACACGACGACCAAGTTGACGCGTTCGCGTGGCTTGGATTGATGCTAGATAAATTGATTCACGGCCTGACTCCCCACGAAGCCCGTATCGAGGCTGATCAAGATGAACTTCGTGAATGGGAAGAGCAGTACGGAGTAACTGGTCAAAACGCTACGACAGGATACTAATGGCGATCCCGCAAGCACCGATGATGCAACAGCCGAAGCCCCCGATGCCCCCGGGCCGTCCTCCGGCTCGTCCGGCTCCACCGCAGGGTCCGGCTCCTGCTCCCATGCAGCCGCCCCAACCCGAGATGGAAGATGAGGGCTACGAGCGTCAAGAGGCGCGGGATGATTACGGTCAAGACGGGGTCTCTGTCGCACTGAACAAGGCCTTGTACTCTGTCAACCTCGCGGAAGACATGGACGAGGAAGAACTCAAGGAGCTGGGTGAGTTCGCCAAGGTTGGCTACGAAGCTGACAAAGGTTCCCGGAAAGATTGGGAGGAGGAGTACGATAAGGCTCTGAAGCAGGCGATGCAAGTCGTCGAGCCGAGGACCTATCCGTGGCCGAAAGCCTCCAACATCAAGTTCCCGATCATCGCCATCGCCGCGATGCAGTTCTCTGCTCGCGCGTATCCCACGCTGGTTCCTTCGGATCGACAGGTGGTGAAGCAGAAGATTATTGGCTACGACGCGCAAGGCGAGAAAGCCCTCAAGGCCGAGGGTCTCGGTATGTTCATGTCGTGGCAGTTGATGGACAAGATGCGGCGCTGGGAAGAGGACATGGATCGTCTTCTCCTCGCCCTCCCCATCGTCGGCACGGTCTTCAAGAAGACCTATTGGGACACTCTACGGAATGTCCCCTGTTCGGAAATGGTGCATGCCCTTGATCTGGTAGTGAACTACTGGGCAACGGATCTTGAGTCTGCTGAACGGAAGACGCAAGAATACCGGTACACGAAGCGCCAGATCGAAGAGCAGCAGCGCGCTAAGGTCTTTCTGGATGTGGACCTTCCAGCCATCAACTCGTCCCTCCTCAAGACCGAGGATGAACTCTCAGGTATGAAGGCTCCGAGTGTTGAAGGCGCGGACACCCCGTACCTCGTACTGGAGCAGCATACCTTCTACGACGTTGACGGGGATGACTATCCGGAACCGGTCGTAGTGACCTTCTTCGCCGACAATGGTCAGGTCCTCCGAGTTACCGCCCGCTGGGAAGCGGACGGGATCAAGGTTGACGACGACGGCAAACTGATCCGCATTGAGCCGTGCGAGTACTACACCAAATTCGGGATGTTTCCGAATCCCGATGGCGGATTCTACGACGTCGGTTTTGGTCGTGTACTTGGTTCGTTGAACGACGCCGTTGACTCGATCATCAACAACCTCGTCGATGCCGGCCATCTAGCCAACCTCCAAGGTGGTTGGATCAGCAAGGGCCTGAAGATGAAACAGGGCGACCAGCCTTTCCGTCCGGGTGAGTGGCGAGCAGTCAACGCCACGCTGGACGATATCAAGAAGGGTCTGGCCCCGCACATGTATAAAGAGCCGTCCTCGGTGTTGTTCCAACTTCTGGGGATGCTCATTGGAGTCAGTAAAGAACTGGCCTCGGTCTCGGAATTGATGACGGGCAAGATGCCCGGTCAAAATACCCCTGCCTACACTACCAAAGAGGCAGCCGAGCAAGGCATGAAGGTCTTCACGGCCGTCTACAAACGTGTGTTTCGCGCACTGGCTGAGGAGTTTCGGAAGCTCCATCGACTCAACAAGATCTACGTTGCTCCGGACGAGATCCAGCGTGTGCTGGATGCTCCTGTTCCGGTTGACCACACCAAAGTGCCGGATGACGATATCATCCCGGCAGCGGACCCTAACGCCGTCTCGGCTTCGACCAAGTCGGCTAAGGCGCGCATATTCCAAGAAATGATTCAAGCTGGGGCGATTAATCGCCAAGCCGGTATGAAGAAGATCATGGAACTGGAAGAGATTCCGCTTACACCGGATCTACTGCAGCCGCCTGAGCCGCCTCCTCCGGACCCGAAGGTCCAGATGGAGCAGAAGAAGCTCGAAGCTGAAATGCAGATGATGCAGCAAGAGCATCAGTTCAAGATGGAGGAAATGAAACTCGAACTGCAGATGAAGCAGGAAGAGTTCCAACTTGAAAAGCAGAAGGCTGAGTTTGAACTCCAGATCGCGCAGGCGAGATTGGATCTGGAAATGAAGAAGATGGGTGTCCAAGTGCAGAAGGCGCAGGTGGACATGCAAGTGAATGAGCGTCAGTCTCAGATGGATATGGCGCATCAGACCATGCAGCATCAGATGGACATTGAGCAGTCCCAAACGCAGCATGACTTGAAACTAACTCAGATGAAGGAAGCCGCGAGTGCGAAGAATAAGCAAGCAGGAAGCAGCGGACTGGCGTCACAACGAAACGACGGCGGAAGTGCTGGAAAGAATCAGAAGTAGTGTCTCGGAAGCGTCCGAGATTCTGGTAAGAGTAGCAGGGAACGAGTCCTCTGCAGATGCCCGAATGAGTGGGTATATTCAAGGACTACAGAGTGTTCTAGATTTAGCACAGGGAGATGAAGAAGATGAGATGGAAGCCGGCGGGATTCACAATCCTAATTAAGCCGCACTACGAGAAGAAGACCGAAAGCGGTCTGGTAATTGTGCAGGACGACCGCCGTGGCGTAGCTGCGGTAGATGTCGGAACTATCATCGCAGTTGGTCCCACAGCGTGGAAAGCCTACGATCATGGAGATCCGTGGGCAAAGGTTGGAGACGTGGTAGGCTACGCAAAGCACGCGGGCCGTATCGTCGAGAACCCTGACGATCCAGAAGACAAGTATGTGCTTGTCGCGGATGGAGACATCCGACTTGTTCTAGAACCGGAGGCTACAGATGCCTGAACTTGACGTGAGTAATATGCCTTTGCCTGACGAAGCACCGAAGACGGAACCGACAAAGTCGGACGCCGAACCGGCACCGAAACAATCTGAAACGCCGGAATATACTCCCCTCGAACAAGAAATGATGGCCCAAGGGTGGAAACCCCGGGACCAGTTCGAAGGCGAGGACGATGACTTCGTAAGCGCCGCCGAATACAAACGGCGTGGCGAGTTGTTCAAAAAGATCGCCGACACTAACCGGCGTCTGGAGAGAACGAACGCGACGCTAACGGCGCTGCAACAACACCAGAAGCAGATGTATGAAGCTGGGTACGCCAATGCCATCAAGGAATTGAAGGCCCAGCATGCAGCAGCCGTCGAGGACGGTGACCGCGAAGCGGCTACCGAGATCCTCGAAAAGATCGAAAACACGTCACAGGCTCAGGCTCAAGTTCGCGCGATGCGCGTGGCTCCCCCGGAGCCTCCCGTTGCGATGAATGAGTTCATGGAACGCAACGCGTCTTGGTATCAGAAAGATGAGTTGATGACAGTTTACGCCGATGGTATCGGCCATAAGTTCGCTCAGGCAGAGATTCAACAAGGTCGTCAGCCGACCGTGGATTCTGTCCTAGCGCATGTAGAACAGAAAGTGCGGGAGAAGTTCCCGAATGCGTTTGATCGGAAGCGGGGTTCCCAACCACCGCCCGTCGGTCCTGCGGCCTCCCCGGCGCGGGTCCCTGTCAAGTCCAAAGGCTTTAGCTCGGCAGACCTCTCCGACATGGAGCGGTCTGCGATGCGGGGCTTCATTCGAGACGGGGTTATGACGGAAGAAGAGTACCTTGCAGACATTAAGAAGATTAGGGGAATCAAATGACCAAGCCTGAGTTGAAGCATCTGGATGAGACGAAGCGACCGAATCGCCAACCGATTGATGGTCCGAGATCAATTATGTCGATCCCGAACCAAGATCCCAACTACCACTACACCGTGCAAACGGCGGAGCCCGGTAACCTAGAGCGATTCATTGCAGCGGGATATGAATTTGTCACTGACCCGGTCAAGATCGGTGACCCCACTGTGAATAAGTCCGTCCGCATCCCTGAGATGGGCACTGCGCTTACTTTCGAGTACCGTGGTGTTACTCACTATGCTCTGCGTATTCGTCGTGACTGGTGGCTGGAGGACAAAGCCGCTGAGGAGCGTAGGATTCGTGAAGCAGAAGATCAGGCCGCTGCACCCTCAAACGAAGGTGGCTACGGCGATGTGAAACAATCGTTGGGTGACAAACCCTTGCACAAAGGGCACGTTCTCGGCGGTCGTTAGCAGTCCCTAGCCACACGGTAACCTCTCTTGGAGAACTATTGTGGCTAACACTTCTCGCAAGGGCTTCTGGCCGCACCGTCGCATCGACGGTTCGCCGTGGAATGGCAGTGCTAACAAGTACGTCATTCTTACGGGTCAAGATACCGCCATCGGTATCGGTGACCT